CTACAACAACGACTAGAAGAAGAAAACCCGAATGTACGACAGCATACGCCCATACAATATTGCGGAACGCCGCCGAATCCAGAAAGCCTCAGCCCTCTACGAAACCCATCTCGAAAACATACTCGACCTGCTCTCGGCAAGAGGCATCAGCGAAGAAACAGCCCGCTACCACCACCTTGGATACATCGACAATGACCCCATCCCAGGCCACGAAAACTACAACCAGTGCATCACCATCCCATACATGTACCCCGTTTGGGGCGGCCCAGCCGAAATACGAAAAATGCGTTTCCGCTGCTCACTCCCGCACGACTGCAAAACCCACAACCACCCCAAATACTTAACCCCAGCCGGGGACACAGGCTCCATCTACAACATGGCAGCCATGGCCAACCCGGCAGCCGAAATGCATATTTGCGAAGGCGAATTCGACTCCATGATCCTCGAACAATGCGGATGGCCGGCTGTAGCACTACCCGGCGCAACCTCGTGGCAAACTTTTTGGACCAAATTCTTCGAAGGCTACGACCACATCTACATCTGGTCAGACCCAGACCCTGCAGGAGACAAGATGGCCCAAACCCTCCAGGCAGCACTCCCCCAAGCCACCCATGTGCCCCTCACCCTGGGGGATGTCACAGACACCTACCTTCAGGCCGGAAAAACAGGGTTGACACAAGCACTAGACACTGTGCTACAGTAAAACACGTCAACAACACGAAACCAGAAAGGTACACTAAAACATCATGGATCCCCTCGACACGTGCCCAATCCCCAACCGGCGCAACACCAGCCAAACAGCCAGGAGGCGTATCCGCCTCGCCATCTGTGCAGAAAAATGGGCTGATGGCGAAGACCCCACCTACATCATGCACACCTGGGGCACCACCTATGATGGGATGCGATCCATGATCCGCGCCAACCCCGACATTAAACTACCCGACGACATGGCCAAACGGTTACACAAAGTATGCCGGGAAGCCTACCCCAAAAACCAGCCCAACAGGCACCGAAGCGGATGGGACCAGTACGAGAAAAACTACTACACCCACGAAATCCTTTTCCTCGACCAATTCAACATCCCAGCCCTCGAAATCCTCAACCGGCTCGACGTGTCATGGACAATGTGGAAACAAATCATCACCGAAAACCATCTCACCCGGCTACAAGACGAAACCTACAATGCGTGCCACTGGCACTATCTGAAACAGCAACACCCCGACTGGACCGACCAGGACATCACACAGGCACAACATGCTGGAGACGGCTCCTTCAACCAGTTCCTGCAAGACGACCAGCCGGTACTATCGTGAGCATCTCGTTCAAACCCACCACCAAAGACAAACGCGCCATACGCAACATCATTGTCGACGAGTGGCTCGACGAAAACCAAGCACAAGACATTCCCGATAATGTGCTGGAGAACATTATCGAATACTGCTGGGACGCCTTCACAGCCAGCAACCGGTACGCCGTCGCAGCGCAATACTGGCGAGGCCAAAATCCACCCGACAGTGAACATCAGCGCATACTAGTCGGCTACTACAAAACCGCTAAACAAGCCATGAACGCGGCAAAACAATTCCACTGGAACACCCGGCTACAACAACAATGGAAAACATGGATACTCCCAGTCCACAACGGCACCGTGTCAGAGCATTTCACCAACCAGAAAACTTTGCTAGACGAGCAAGACGATAGCAATAGCGAGCTGCCAGAGCATCTACAAAACGTCATGTGCGGTAAAACACTCAACCACACAGACGGAACCGTATCGTGGTGCACCCGCAAACCAGGACACGACGGCGACTGCCGCACCGGATGGCAGCCCGCCACACAACCGATAGGATATCATGGCAACCAAAACTGAAACCCTTATTCAACGCTACGGCAACAAGGCTGCCGACGTGCTCGCCGACAAAACCATCCCCGCCTCGTGGCTAGCAAAACAGCTCACCCAGGCAGGATACCCCATCTCCGCCACCGTTATTAAAGATTATCGCCGCAAACAAACCAACACCCAGAAGGAGGAGGAAAACCAGTGATAGACAATATTGACCGGCTCCTCACACAGCTAGCCAACCACGACAACGCCATCGACACCATCTGCGATGATCTAGCCAATGGTACTGTACGCCGCACACGCATCTCCGAATGGACACTCCCCAACGGAGAAACAGGCCGATCCGTACAAAAAATCATCGACCACCAACCCGAAACAGACCCCTACCCGGTCGACGAACTCGTAGCTAAGCTAGCCAACTGGCAGCCACCCACAACAGACAACACCACAACAGACAGTAAAACCGCATTCGTCATCGGGGCAGGCGACTTCCAAATAGGCAAAGGCATCCCCGGCGGAGAAACCAGCCGATTCGCCGACGACTACCTACACTCCCTCACAGCCGTCAAACACTACTGGCAGCAAGCCGGAAAACCCGACCGGGTACACATCGCATTCCTCGGCGACATGATCGAAGGATACGTGTCACAAGGAGGCAACAACGCCTGGCGCACACAAACACCCCTGACGGAACAAATCAGGCTCACCCGCATGGCCATGATGCAACTCGTCCACATGTTCGACCACTGCGCCAACGTCACCATCACATCCATCCCCGGCAACCACGGTGAAGCAGTCAGATTCGGTAAAGGCGTCACCACCTACGACGACTCCTTCGATGTGGACTGCTGCCGGGCCATCGCAGAAGCCTACAACCTTAATAATAACTATCCCAACCTACGTTTTATTTTCCCCAACCGGGACGAAATGACCACCACCGTTGATGTGGCCGGTACACAAATCCTGCACGCCCACGGACACCAATGGCGCACCGGCAAACAATACGAATGGTGGCGCGGACAAGAATTCCACAACGGCACCACATCCCATATACTCATGGCCGGGCACCGGCACCACCTAGAAATCTCCGAGCAAGGACAACGCACCTTCATCCAATGCCCATCCATGGAAGGCGAATCCGTCTGGTACCGGCACCGCACAGGCACCACCGGCCACCCCGGACTCGTGTGCTACACTATCAACAACAAAACACCAAACAACTACCAGATAGCGAGATGAAATAGTGCCATGAGCAGACGACCAACAAAAGCAGACCTGGCCACCACCGCATCGTGGGTGTGGGCCACAGACCATCATCTTCGCACACTCAACCGGGCATGCACCAAAGTAGCCACACACTACCCCGCAATCAGTGCAGACGACCTGTACCAAGACTCCCTACTATATATTGCGGTGCGGGAACAATACCACAACCTAGACAACAAACACTATACCAAAATGTGCTACAGGGTAGCCAAACGGCTAGCCAACAAAACCATACAACACCTAGACCAGCCGAAACCTTTATCCGATATTATTCATCTAGCCGACAACCAAACCAGCATCTAAAGGACAACCCTCATGGTTACTACCATCCTCGACGACGGAACCCAAACCACCAGGCTACAAACAGTAGGCGCCACCACCACAGCAATCATCACAAACACCGAAACACCCGAAACCATCACCGCCAAATACACCATCGCGAAAGACGGCACAGCCACCTACAGCATCAGCGGAAACACCTATTTGGGAGACCACCAACACATTATCAAACTCATGTACGACTACTGTCACTGCGTCGGACGATTCGACACCACCAACACCAGCAACCCAGACAACCTCGACAACCTGTTCAGGGGATGACACATGACCCGGACCTACACCACAGCCGACATCATCCAAGCCGCCCAATGGATCTGGAACGGCGGCCCATGGAAACCGAGCGTGGAGCCGGGCATGCCACCCCCACCAACCGCGCCACAACACCACGGCAACAACATTGTAGCCATGATCGATCTACAACTGGCCATCGACGACTACACCCTCACATGTGAACCATCTAAACAGCGAAAACATTTGGCACGGTTGGCAGCATTCAGGGAAGTCTACGGGTATGATCAAACCTATTCGGTGGCAGCCCAACGATTGGGTGTGACACGGCAGACGGTGAAACAGTGGGCCGACCAGTGCCTGATCACACTCACCCAGTACACCAACACCACCAGCTACACCGGGGAAGAAGAATAGAAACGATGCCCAGTAACAGACACCGAACAGTCACAGCACTCAAAACCGCGGCCCGCCGCATCATACAACAGCCGCCACGAAACATGACAGAACTCGCAAACATCACCTGCAGCATCAGCAGCGAATATCTGGTTCCCATCAACCTCGACAACATCAGCCTCAACGCCAACGGTGTCAGCCTAGACGACATCGATGTGGACGCAGACACCAGGGATGCATGCCAAGAAATCTTGTGGGACTGCAACCTTGCAGAACATCCGGACAACCGGCAGCCGGAGGCTAGCCAGGCTGCCCTAGACGAGCTGGAATGCATCACCAACCAGGCCCTAACACTACAAATCATGGCAGACAACATTCTGGAAGCCATCTACAATCACCGCGACAACTATCCAGGCATAGCAAAACAAAACATTGTCGACCAGGCTGAAGACACCCTCGCCGAGTGTGCACTCCTACAACAGACACTCGAAGACACCCTAGACGACAACCTGTAAAACCCCTGTAGACACAAAAATAGTGCCCCAGCAGCAACCACCACACGATCGTGGCAGCACCGCTGGGGCACACACATATATTCACTTATGCAACAGTAGACTCTACCGTGCCAACCTCAGACTCAGCAGCACGCCTCGGCACATAGCCTCCAGCATCGGCATCGTCGATAGGCTCTATCATGCCAGGATCCGTTTCGTCAACCATGTGAGACTCCACTATTCCAGGATCATCCGGTGGAACAAGCCCAGCATCCACAACAGGCGTCACCTTCGGCTTACCGGCAACAAACGACGGGTTACCAAACGAGGTAGCAACCGACAACACCGCAGCCACCGTTGCTGTTATCAGGGCAGACTCCCACGGCAAACCGCGAAACGACTCCGCAGTATACGTGACACCCGCCGTCACCCCCAACACCGCAACAAACGTTTGCACAAAAGTCTTAGCCGCCCGCTCCAGTAAACCTAACCAAAACTGTTTACCCACAACAAACCACCATCACTTTTTCAAACCGTTAACAGCAGACTCGAGCCTGTCTATGCGGCTGCGACACTCCAGCACGTAATACCAGACACTCCACAAAGCATCCTTGGTGCGCCACAGCTTCCCCGTCACCGGATTCTTTACCCACGACAGGGCATCAACACGTTTACCCAAATCACCATTCTGTACCTGAACCACACCAACATCATGGTGCAGCTTATTCACCGAACCAGTCAGTTGAGCAGACAATTGTTTAATCTGATCATGCAAGGCTTTCACATCAGCCACAGTTAACTCCCCACTATCTCCACTGCCGCCGCAGACGACGGCCATAAACCTGTCCCACGGAAACCACGGCCCCGGATCGTCATGATCCGACTGATGCCACGCATCCGTCACATCCAC